CTGATCCGGCCGCGGTAGGCCAGTTCGTGCAGGGCGGCCGCGAGGCGGTCGACGGCCCGGTTGTTGCGCTCGCTCATCACGCGCCGTCCTGTCCGGCCGGGAGAGCAGGGCGCACCGGGGCGGCCTCAAGGGCCGGCCGGATGAAGGGTCCGCCCATTCGGTGCATGGCCCGGTAGAACTGCTGACGCTGCCTGTACTGCGACTTGTGGGCCTTCTTGGCGGCCGACTTGGAGGGGTAGCCGTTCGTGGGGATCGGCTTGGACGCCTCGCGCTTCCAGCGAGACAGCTCCCCCAGCTGGACCAGCAGGTGACCCAGCATCGGCATCAGCACCAGGGGAACGTTGTCGCCCTTGGCGTTGTTGCACGGCCCGCAGGCCAGCACCAGGTTCCAGGTCTTCCAGTGCCCGACCACGCAGTTGGGGATGACGTGGTCCAGGGTGGCGTCGTCCAGGTCGACGAACTCCCGGGCGCAGTACCCGCACCGGAAGCCGTCCCGCTCGATGAGCTCCAGCTTGATCTGCGCCTTGCGGGGGCCGTTGGGGCCCTTGGCGCTTCCGTTCGGGTTGGCCTTCTTCCACGCCCGGGGCATGGGCACGAACGGCACGGTGGGAAGGGAGAAGGCAAGGAACGCCGACTCGATGGCCATGACCAGCTTGGGGTCGATGGGCTGCTCGGTGTCGTCCAGGTCCAGGAGTGCCATCAGAGGGTCACCGCCTGGCGGTGCACGTCGTAGGCCTCGGGGGTCAGGACGTCCGTCCGCATGAGCAGCAGGCGGGAGAAGTCGATGGTGGCGGGGGCGTCCTCATCCCGGCGGACAGTGCCGGCCAGTCCGAAGCGGCGGCCCATCACCAGGTAGCCCCACACGTCTTCGTAGTGGCGGGCGTTCAGGGTGACGATGACGGCCGCGCCGGTGCCGGAGGACAGGCGCACGGTGGCGGACGGGTACATCCAGTCCGCGTCCGGGTAGTTGGGGTGGACCCGCTCGAACAGCCGGACAACCTCGATGGTCCCGGAGATCAGGACGAACGTGCCGTCCTGCATCTGCGACAGGACACCGTCGGCGATGTCGGCGATCTCGTCGAGGCTCGACAGCCGACCGGTGGTGCGGCCGTCGTAGGTGTCGACGTAGGCGGTGGCGAAGTCCCCGATGGGGTTCTGCCACGGGACGATGTGTGCCGGCGTCTGCGCCAGCACTGCTGCGCTACCGTTCTTCAACGGTCACTCCTATGTACGTAGGAAGTGGCTCACGCTGAGGGTCCGGTCTCATCCACCGGGCCCTCAGGCATGTCTCCTGCTGGTAATCGCCGTCACACTTCGTGTAGGAAGCGGCTAGCGATTTCCTGTAGGAAGTAGCCTTCCTGTAGGAAGTTAGGTGATCCGTGGGGTAGAGTCAACCCACATCCGATAGGAAGTTGATGGAGGAGGCGAAATGGCAGGGACCGTGTCCGGTATGACCGCATACCTGAAGGCTCGAATTGACCGGGGAACGTTGGTGGCGGGCAACAAGTTGCCCCCCACTCAGGCCCTCATGCAGCAGTTCAACCTCAGCGACAACGCCGTCTACCGCGCGATTGCCCTGCTGAAGGCGGAGGGTTACGTCTACTCCCGACAGGGAGCTGGCGTGTTCGTCGCCAACCGGCGGAAGCTGATCGCTGGCACGGAACGCGTCCGCGGCATCACGCACGCCGGCGAGACGATCCACCACAAGCTCAGCGAACGTGTGCAGGCTCCCGAATGGGTCGCTGCTCACTTGGGGGAGGGCGAGTGCGTGCACCGTGTCCGGACTGTGCAACAGGGTGATCTCGTCGTAGAGGCGTCCCAGTCGTGGGTCCACGTCGATGTGGCGGACGTTGTGCCAGAGGTGGACGAACCGCGGGCATGCGACCCCACTTGGCAGGCGGTCTACGAGCAGCGGTCTGGAGGCACCGTTACGGCGGCATCCAAGACGGCAACCGCGCGTATCACGACGCCCGAGGACCGTGAGGCCCTAGGCCTAGATGGTGATTTCGCCGTCCTGGTGGTGCGCAACATCTACACCACAGAGGACCGAGTGATCGGTGTCGGGGAGGGCGTGTATGCCCCTGGCCACCCGCTCTCCATCGCGTAAAGAACAGTCGTTCCAGACCGCCCGGGGGCCGGGGGAACGACACCGGAAATCTGTGCCAGTGTCGGGGCAGGACCTAACTCGCGTTCCCGGGAGGGGACATGCCGTACAGCACGACCAGCACACAGTCTGAGTGGATCAAGGTCACGCAGGCCGCCGCCACCATCGGCATCAACCCGCGCACCCTCAAGGCCATGCTCCGCGACGGCCGGCTGAAGGTGCGCACCATGCAATTCGACCAGGCCACGCGGATCCACCGCGGGGACTGGGAGGCCGAGCTGGCGAAGCGCGTAAGCGCTCCGGTCAGTGCGTAGCAACACCCCCAGAACGCGCTGAAGCCCGGCGCTCGACACGCCGGGCCTCTGATGCGTTTGCGCTGGTCAGTCTGTTTCTTAACCGGGAAGGGCCTGACCGGCGCTGTTCCCCAACAAAAGGAAGTCAGACCCCACGTTACCTGGACTCGGGAAGGGTCGGTACCCAGGGGTCGTGTCGGAACCGACACAGGGCTTCCATGGACTCCACAGGAGTACTACCCATGGCGATCCCCGCCAACAACCCAAATGACCAGATCAGCATGGCTTTGCCGTTTCCTGGACAGCCCGCCCAATCGGTCACCGTCGCCATCACGGCTGCCGAAGCGTTCAGCATCACGGACCCCGTGGACGTCACCGTGCTGCTGTTCTGGAAGTGCATCGAGGCAGCCGACCAGCTGGCCACCGCAGAGTCCGTATGGCGCCACATGGCCGACCAGGGCATGCGTGAAGAGGGTGGCAAGACCATCCGGCAGGAGTCCGTACAGACCGCGGTCGACCGCCTGATCTCCGATGGGCTCATCCCCCAGCACGGGAGGGCCTGGTGATCCAGCACATGAACCTGGTGTTCCGGGCCAACGGGCTGAACACCGGTGAGTTCGCGTTCCTGATTGCCTGCTGCAACCACACCGACGATCGCGGCTACGTCATCGCGTCCATGCAGCAGCTCGCCGACGAGGCGCACATGAAGATGACGGCCGCGAAGTCGAACAAGCAGCGGCTGATCAAGCGCGGGCTGCTGGCGTCGAGGGAGCGCTACAGCCCGAAGAACGGCGCCCGGATCTCCGACCTGTACCGGGTGAACCTGAAGCTGCTGGCCGAGATGAAGCGCCAGCGGGTCGACTACGGGCCGTCGCTCGTAGAGGAGCTGTCGTTCGGGGCATCGGAGGAAACGACCAGCTCAGACCCCCGGTCGTATTCCTACCCCACCCCCGGTCGGAATCCGACCCCCCCCCGTCGTAATCCGACCCCCCCCCCGGCAAAATCCGACGGGGATGCAGGGTCGGAATCCGACCCCCTTCTCCTTCCTTCTTCTTCTCCCTCTTCTCTCTCAGGGGCTGAGGCCGACTCTGAGTCCTCACCGAGCACCGAACCTGACGCCGGAGAGAGAGAGTCGGCTACGCCCAAAGAACACCCCGACGCGCGCCAGGTCCTGGCTGCCTATGAGCAGGCCCTCGGTGGGCCCGCTCTGAACGGCACCCGGGCGCAGCTGCTCAAGGATGCTTCGGATTTGCTGGCCGTCCGTCCGCTCCCGTGGGTGATCGACAGGGCCAAGGAACTGCCCCGGTTCGGCAAGAGCCTCGCCCGGCACGCGGAGATGTCCCGGGTGCCGTTCGCTCGAGCGGAGAAGAAGCCGGTGGAGGGCATGTGCGTCCGTCACCCTGGCTTCCGTGAGGACGACTGCTCGCCCTGCCGCAAGGCGGAGATGGAACGGGCCCAGCGCGAGCCGTCCGACCTCGCCCCTGTGGACGGCGCGGCCCTGCTGGCGAGCCTGCTCCAGAAGACCGCGCACTGACCCACCCGACAAACGCGAGCGGCGGCCCATCCCGTCAAGAACCGGCCGCCGCGTCGCTAGACCTCCCGAAGGAGTCCCATGACCAGCATCGCAGAAGACCAGCAGGCCTACATCCCCGCCCAGGACGACGGCGAATGGGATAACCGCAGGCAGCAGGCTGAGGAACTGAAAGAGGCGGAGCAGTGCGTCCTGGGCGGCATGCTGCTGTCCAAAGACGCCATCGCCGACATCATCGACAGCCCGCTGAAGGGCCGCGACTTCTACCGGCCCGCTCACGAGATGATCTACCGGGCGATCCTGGACGTCTACGCCAAGGGCGAGCCGGCCGACCCCATCACCCTGGCCGCCGAGCTGACCAAGCGCGGCGAGATCGCCAAGGTGGGCGGCGCCAGCTACCTGCACACCCTGGTCCAGGCCGTGCCCACCGCGGCCAATGCCGAGTACTACGCCGAGATCGTCCACGCCCAGGGCACCCTGCGCCGCCTGGTCGACGCGGGCACCCGCATCATCCGCCTGGGACAGGCCGGCGAGGGCGAGCTGGACGACATCCGCAACGCTGCGGAGCACGAACTTCTGGAAGCCCTGAAAGCCGACGACCGGGGCGCCCAGTGCGCTCCGGTGGGCACGGACGTTGAACGGTTCTGGGACTACATCGACAGCTCGGTGAAGGGCAACAAGGCACTCACCGGGATCCCCACCGGCTTCACCGACCTGGATTCGCTGACCAACGGCCTTCAGCCGGGCCAGTTCATCGTCATCGGTGCCCGGCCCGCCATGGGCAAGTCCACGCTGGCGCTGGACATGGCGCGTGCCGCGGCGATCAAGTACGGCCGTACCGTGGCGTTCTTCTCCCTCGAGATGAGCCGTTCAGAGATCATCCAGCGACTGTTCAGCGCGGAGGCCATGGTGGCTCTGCATCACATCCGGTGCGGCACCGTGACCGAAGAAGACCAGCAACGCCTGGCCCGTCGGACGCCGGGCATCCAGGCCGCTCCACTTCTGGTGGACGACTCGCCGAACCTGTCGTTCATGGAGATCCGATCCAAGGCTCGCCGCATCGCTCAGCAGGGAGGCCTGGACATGATCGTCGTGGACTATCTCCAGCTCATGCAGACCGGGTCCAGCAGGCGGGCGGAGAACCGGCAACAGGAAATCTCTGAGATCTCCCGCAACATGAAACTGCTCGCCAAGGAACTCAACATCCCGGTCATCGCCCTGTCCCAGCTGAACCGTGGTCCCGAGGGGCGCAACGACAAGAAGCCACTGGTGTCCGACCTCCGGGAGTCCGGCTCCATCGAGCAGGACGCGGACATGGTCATCCTGCTGCACCGCGAAGACGCGTACGAGAAGGAGTCACCGCGCGCCGGTGAGGCGGACCTGATCGTGGGCAAGCACAGGAATGGGCCCACCGCGACAATCTCCGTGGCGTTCCAAGGTCATTTTTCCCGGTTCGTCGACATGGCACAGCCTTGAGACGACGCCACCACCCGTAGGGCCTGTTCCGGAAGGAAGGGCGCCGGTACACCGCGAAGCCGTAGCGCTCACGCCCCCCTGGCCAGGGTGGCCAGGGACCACGGAAACTATCTCCCCATATAGGAGTTCAAAAGTTCCCCAGAACCCTGGCCACCCTGGCCACGGGCCGTCTGACCTGGTCTTCCTGAACGGAGACAGCGTGATTCCCACCGAACCGCAGCACGACGGCCAGCCCCTCCTGGACGGATTCATCGAACGCCGCACCAAGGGAGTCGCCGGGCCCCCGGCGATGCTGCTGCGGGTGTGGTGCCGCTGGTGCTGTCGCTGGCACGAACACGGCCTCGCCGGCGGCAAGCCGGGCGAGATCACGCACCGGTCCGCGCACTGCACCGCCCGTGACGGCTCCTACAGCACGTACTACATCCGGATCACGTCCACACCGTTCGGCCGCGCCCGCAAGACGATCCGGCAGGCTTCCACGGTGCAGCGCTCGGCGATCAGGGCCGGCCGCATCAGCGCGGCCGTCCAGCGGCTACGCGCTCAGCCGCTCCCGGTCGGTGAGATCCCCGAAGAGACCCGTTGAACGCCTGAACCCTCTGCGGCCACGGACTGCACGCAGCGAACGGCCCCGCCCTCGGCATCAGAGGGCGGGGCCGGCGCCGTGGACCGGTGCACACCCAGGGCAGGGGAACAACACGCGCATTCCATGCCAACCTGAGTAGGGCGGGGGAGGCTTGCTCAAGGATTTTTGCCCGGGTTGCTGCGGACCGATGTTCATGACGACTGAGCGGATCCCCACCCATGACTACCGCGCACGCCTACTCCATAGCCGCCCACTGGGCGGCCAGCCGCAAGCACCCGCCGCCAGCCGCCCACCGGCAGGACATCGCCGAGCAGGCCCAGAGCCACCTGACCCACGGGGCCGACCCGGATTACCTGCGCCGCCTCGCCTGGTGGATGGCCACGGAGCACCCGACATGGTTCGACCTGTCCCTGGCCATGACGATGTCCGGAGCACCGCAGCCCGCACCGACCGCTGCGCCGGGCGCCCACCACCGTTGTCCCTGCCGCGGCGCCCTCGCCGCAGCAGCCTGAACCCGAACGGAGTTTGATGATCCCCGCTAGCGGAACCCAGATTGCCATGATCCAGACGGCCGACGGACGATACCGGCGCGCTGTCCACGCGTGGGACGACGACGGCCACCCGATGGTCGTGGGCACCACGGGCCTTGTGCGCGCTGACTCACTCGGCGACGTGGACAAGATCTTGGATGGTGGAGACGAGTTCTTCCGCATCGTCGCGGCCGTTCCAGGGGGCGGATGGATGATGCGCGACACGGACCAGCAGCCAATGCGCAGCGTTCCCGTCATCTCCTGGCTCGTCCGCGCAGACGGCACGACAACCGCTGTGGTGCCTGAAGGGCAGGGTGACTCAGTGAACGGTCACGAACTGGTCGCGCATCCGTCCTGGACGTTCCACCACCCAGACACCACAACCGATAGCTGACGCCAGATGTGCCGAAGGCCCGCACCTCCGGGAAAAAGGTGCGGGCCTTCGCCGTGAACGCGATCCCCTACGTCCACCAACCACCCGATGCCACGAGTATCCCCCGGCCCCGGGCCGGCGTTCCCCTGGGTCACGCCTCCTGGTCGAGGTCGCGTTCCTCCGTGGTGCCTCGGTCCCGGCCGCGCGCCCGGTACGCGGTCCGGTGCGCGTACGCCCGCAGCTCCCCGAGCAGCATCTCGGCGCGGCCCGGGTCGTAGCCCAGGGCCTTGGGCACCACCCCGGCGAGCCGGTCATAGATCTGCCGTTGCTGCGCCACGGCGGCCTCGAGGACGGCGATGCCTTCGGCACCCGCCCGGGCGTCCTCCCGGACGATGTCCTCGGCGGTGAGCAGCGGTTCCCCGGCCGGCTGTTCGGGGATCTCCACCTTCGGCGGCACGATGAGCGGGACCCGGCCCTCGGCGGCCGCCACCCGCAGCACGTCCGCCGCCTGCTCCGGCGCGGCCAGCCGCTGGGGAAGCACCTTGCGGGCCTCCGCCAGCGCGGCCGCCGTCACCTTCCCGCCGGCCAGCTCCCGCGTCTCCCGGTACAGCACCGCGGCGGCCTCCCGCCCGTGGTCCTTGAACACCGGCAGCAGCTCCCGGGCCTGCGCCTCGTTGATGTCCCCAATTGGGGACACCGCGACGGCCACCGGCCACTCCTCGATCAGCCGGTACGCCTGGGACCGCTTGAACCCCCACACCTCGAGGACGTAGTCGGCGAACGTCGCGTGAGTCTCTCGGTACAGCCGCCCCCGGTTGATGACCTCGAGGGCCTTGCCCGCGACGACCAACGCCTTACGGAAGCCGTTCAGAGCCTGCTCGCACCGCTCGAGGTCGGCGCGTTCCTTGTCGGTCAGCGGTGAGACGACCTCCGGCGCCACGTCGTACGGGGCGGGCAGGCTGTTGACCGACAGCAGGACGGAGGCGTTCGTGCCGACCAGGTCGTCGACCACGTTGGTGCCGCGGGTGTCCGGCAGCGCGGTCGGTGTCTCCACCGGGAACGTTTCCTGCTGGCCCTCTGGCGGACGGGTGTTGCGCGCCGACGGCAGCGTCATCGGCTGGCGCCGGCTCACGCCGCCACCGTCCGAGGCAGGAGGATCCCGGCGGCCTGCGCGTAGTCCGAGGCCACCGTCGACTCCGGGGCGTGCAGGCGCACCGGCTGCTCCACGATGGGCGCCTCAGCCGCGCGCACGCTGCGCCGGACGGGGAAGATGGGCGCCTCCGGGTAGTCCTCCGACACCTTGGCGGCCAGCTCCCGCGCGAACCCAGACTTGTCCCAGGCCGTCAGGAAGACGCCGCCGACGTCCAGCTTGGGGTTCGTCTTCTGCTGCACGCTGACGATCGTGCGGTCCAGGGCGGCCATCGCCTTCAGGTCCAGGCCGCCGATCGACAGCGGCACCAGCACCTGGTCTCCCGCGGTGAGCGCGGCCACCGTGACCAACCCCAGGGACGGCGCACCGTCGATGAGGTTCACGTCGTACAGCGGCCGGCCGTGTTCCTCGGTCTCCCGGCGTAGCGCGGTCGCCAGGGCCTGCTCGGCGCCGATCGGGCGTTCGTACTCCACCCGCTTCAGGTCCAGCCCGGACGGCACGATGTCGATGTTCTCGAACAGCGTCGGGTAGGTGGCCTCGAGCAGGGAGCATTCGTCGAAGAACACCGACCGCAGCGAACGCCGCTCGGCGCCCTCGGGGTACTGGGGGAGCAGCCATTCCGACAGGGCCGCTTCCTGGTCGTCTCCGTCGATGACCCGCACCGTCCAGCCCATGGCTGCCAGCGCGGCCGCCAGCTCCACCGTGGTCGTCGTCTTACCGGCGCCGCCCTTCTGGTTGGCGATGGCGATGATGCGGGGGACGTCCAGAGGGCGGAACGTCGCCGGAACGAGGATCTGAGGCCGCCACGCCTGGTACGGGATGGCGGCATCCCAGCGGGAGACGACCTCGAGGCGGTCGCCCGGTGGACTGGACAGAGCAGGAAACAAGGTCCTGGGAAGGTCGCTCATGCCACGGAACCTAACCGCCCCACATCACGCTCCCGCTACACCCCGGGCCAATCCAGCCGTCAGGGGGGTGTGGTACGCCGGATGCCGAGGGGGTGCCCTGGTGACTCCCAGACTTCCGGAGTGACACAGTCTGGCGTTATGACGACTGACCCCGACGAGGAAACCCCGCGCTACAAGACGTTCGAACGGACCGACGCCCGGCTACGCCCCGACCAGGTCACGGCCATCAGCGCGCTCCGCAAGCGGGTGGCGGCCAACCGGACCGACAAGGGCGAGCGCATCACCGACAACACGATGCTGCGCCTGGCGGTCGACCTGCTGCTGGCGCACGCCGACGACATCGAGGGCAACACCGAGGAGGAGATGCGCAGCGCCCTGCTCGGGAAGGGGCCCGAATCGTGACACGTCCCTGACTCCCGAACTTCGGAAGTTCGGTACTGTGGGGCACGCGCCCCGCGTTGGCACGTGGGTAGGCAAACACCCGTCGGCAGCAAGCAGCGTTGCCAGGTGCGCGCCGGACCCCACGGGACCGTCTCGCCCGCGGTCCGGCCAACCTCGGCGCAGGCCCCGGCCGCCCGGTTCCCCCACGGGCCGGCAGGGAGCCCCGGTGCCCCGGCCGGCTGCGAACAACGGCCGGGGCACTGGCCACCAAAGACCGGGCCGGGATCGCAGCACCGGCCCACTGGTCCCGTCCCCGCAGGCACCACCGCCTCGGGGACGGGACCACCCTTGGAACCGGCGCCTTCCATTTCTTCGCTCAGAAGCGTTCTGCGGAACGGCCCGGGCGCGCGGCGGCCTCAGCCGTGTCGGTGGGTCGGCCGTGGCCCGATCGGCGGCTGTCTGTGTGTGGTCGGAGCGGCATCGGGCCCGGGCTGATGGGTGACGACTGTTCACCATGTGCGGCATTCCGAACGGTTGATGCAGCACTTTCCATAACCCCAATTAAGGAAAGTGCTCCGGTAGGCTGAGAGCACGTCACCTCACGACAGGAGACCCCGTGTCGACGACCGTGCACGCTCGAGCAGCCGACCAGTTCGCCAGCAGCCTTCAGGGGACCGAGGACGGCCGCCGAAAGCTGGCTCAGTACCAGCAGATGATCGCCGACCCGACCTACAAGGACTTCACCGCCGCCATCGGCCAGCCCTACCACGGGTGGACCGTCGGGCAGGTCGCCGCTCTCGGACGGGTTCACAGTCTTCTCTACAGCGGACGCATCACCGCCATCCGCATCGACGTCGGCGCCGAGCCCAGCAGGGACTCGGCCCGCGACACGAACCGGGCCAAGCTTCAGCAGCTCCCGGAAGACTTCGTCACCACCGTCTACGACGGCCTGAGCCACGACGGTGACGGCCTACTGACCTGGGACCCCGGCATCGCCGACGACCTCCCCGGCGGTTGGGCCAAGAACGCCCCGCTGGAGATCGGGCACACCGATGCCTCGCGAACCTTTATCCACCTCGCCGAGCATGGCGTCATCGCCCGCTGGCCCTACAACGCAAAAGACATCTGGCTGCTGGGCTTCCCGAGCTTCACCGCCTGGGCCGACTGGACAACCGACACCTTCACCCGCCTGCTTGATGACGGAGACACGCAGCCGTGAGCGGAACCGAGCTCGAACCCGTCTACGACGCCGAGATCGTCTCCACCGACGACCGGCTGCCCGCCGTTCCCGACTACGCCGACATCAACGACACGTTGACGGAAGAGGCCGCCGAAGACCTCGCCAACAGCGGTCGTGAGAACACCCGGCAGACCTACGAGGACCAGTGGAAGGCGTTTGCCCGCTGGTGCGCCGCCAACGGCCGCATCCCCGGGCCGCCGACCACGTCCAAGAACCTGGCGTCGTACATCTCGCATCTGCGCCGCAAGGACGCTCCGCCCGGCACCCTCCGCCTGGCCATCACCGCGGTACGCCACATGAACGCCCGCGCCGGTCGCGAGGACACCCCGGACACGGCGGCCGCGCTGAAGATCTACCAGGACCACCGGTACGCCTGGGCCGCGGCGGGCAAGGGACAGCGGTCGTCGGCGCCCGTCGACCTCGAGCGCCTGCGCCAGATGCTCGCCGTCTGCCCACCCGGCACGCTCGCCGGGCAGCGTACCCGCGTCATGCTGCTGCTCGGCTACTACATTCGCGGCCGCGCCACGGAACTGTCCGCGCTGCGCATCGGCGACCTGGAGTTCGTCTCTGCGGGCCTGGTCGTGGTGCACAAGCGCGTCAGCAAGAACGACAAGAGCAGCGACGGACGCGAGTACGAGGTCGACGACCCGGACACTCTGGCCGCGCTCCGTACGTGGCTGACATCCCTGGAAGGCAAAGGGCAGGCCGGCCGCCACCTGCCTCTGCTGCGCAGCGTCGACATGTGGGGCAACCTCGGCCCGGTCAACGCCCGGGGCCAGGGCCTGACACGACAGGCCGTCAACAACCTCGTGAAGTCGACCGCCAAGGCCGCCGGAGTCGACGTCGCCGACACCGTCACTGCCCACGGTCTCCGCGCCGGCGTCCCCACCGACCTCGGAGCCGCGGGCTACAGCGCTGCCGAGATCAAGGACATCACCGGCGACTGGTCCAGCGACGAGATGGTCGACCGCTACCGGAAGGTCGGGCTGCGCCGTGCAGGCAAGCGAGCCGACTCCGGCCGCCGCGCGACTGCGCTGTCCATGCTCCGTGTCACCGAGCCTGCCCCGCGCGCCCAAGAAACCCCATGAGGAGCACTCATGATCGTGGACAGTAAGGGCCGGACGGTCGCCGACCGCGTCGCCGCCGTGCACCGGCATGGCGACCCCGTCACCGACGAACAGCGCTCCGCCGCCCAGGCGTTGCTCACGGACCTGCTCGAGGCCGCCGCGCGCCACGGCGTCACCCTGGACGACTTCGACTGGACCGTGGACCTCCCCGCTGGCTGCCTCGACGTGATCCTCGCCAAGGCGCGCACCCGTTCGTAGACATGACGCAGCCCCCTCCCACACCTGCGGGAGGGGGCTGCGCTCTGCCCTACTTGCCCTTGAGGGACAGGAAGAGCCCAGAGGCGGCCTTGTGGGCGCGATCGGCGGCACAGGCGTCCTGAACGGCTTCCGCGTATGGGACTCCTGCGGAGAGACGGGCGTTCAGCACCCGCATGCGGATCTGGTAGCCCTGCTGGGCAACCCGCCCGCGTTCCTGCTGCATCTCTCGGATGTCGTCGCTGGTGACGCTCCGGATGTTGTGGAGCGGCTGTTCTGTGCGGATCGCCAACCGCTCAGCATCGAGGGCCTTCTGGCGGGTGGGATGGTGGTCGACCGCGAACGAGTCGACCTGAGCCCACCACACCGTCCGGCGATGTGCGGCCAGGCGGTCGGGTACGGGGCCGTCGGTGACACCGACGTAAAGCAGCTGGCCGTTGGCGTCATAGAGCCGGTACAGGCTGGTTCCGGCGCTTGTGGAGGTCATTCCCACCCCTTCCTGATTCCTTAAGGCAACATATGATGCCATACTGAATCGCAAGTCTTGAGTACTGACCTTCCGAGGTCTGAGAGGAATCACCGTGCTGCGTACTGTGATCGCCATGGATGAGCAGAGGAAGGGCCGTACCGCCGTCGAGATCGGTCCCACCGGGCGCACCGTGGCGGCGAACATCGTCCGGCTGCGCAAGCGGGCCGACCTGACCACGCGCGCCCTCGCCGAACGGCTGACCGCCGCCGGCCGCGCCGTGTCGCAGTCCAGCATCACGCGGATGGAGAAGGCGGAGAAGGCGGTCAGCGTCGACGACCTGGTGGCCCTGGCGGTCGCGTTCGGGGTGTCGCCGGCCGCCCTGCTGCTGCCTCTTGAGGACGCGTCCGACGCCACGGTGGAGGTCACCGGAGCGGGACAGGTGCCTGCAGAGCAAGCGTGGGCGTGGGCGAGCGGCGAGCGCCCACTGAAGGGCGATGGGACGTACACCGCGGCGCTTGAGTACGCCCTGGCGTCCCTCCCGCCCGCCCGTCGGGAGGTCTTCACGCCCCTGGTGGAACGGTCGGCGGGCGCGTAGGCGAACTGTCGCACCGAAGGGCCCGGGTCCCCGTGGATCCGGGCCTTTCTTCTGTGCCCCAGCATTGCTTACGAGACTCTTGTGATGCTATCTTGAATCAAGCAAGACCGAAGGACGGCCCCGAACCGGTGACGCAAACACCAGCCGGGGCCTGACGGACTCACCTGACGCAAACAGGAGAACCGCTGTGATCCACTCTCTCACCACCCGCGAGCGCCGCGCCCACCGCCGGAACCTCCGCGCCGAGCTCCGCAGCCGCGCCGCCGCCAACCGCCTGGTCGCCTCGGTGCGCCGTCGCCCCCGCTCCCTGGCCACGGTGGCCATCGCCGCCGGCGTCGACCGCACCGTCGCCGCGGGCACCGCCAACGGCCTGCGCTCCGTCGCCAACCGCCTCGGACTCGACCCCGCAGACGTCGCCCGTACCCGCCGCACCGTCCACGGCGGCCGCGCCCACCAGACGCACAACGTCTACCGGTTCACCCTCGGCCAGGTCCGCATCCTGATCCGCAACTACCGGCCGAGGAAGCCGGAGTACGTCGCCGCAGTCGACCGCATCGCCCGCCTCTGCGCCGCGTAGCGTCCACGGCACGCCGTAGGCCCCCTGAACCCCGCGTTGGGTCAGGGGGCCTACGTGTGGCTGTCAGCGCTTGTACGGGGCGTACGTAACCGGGTTGCGGGCTCCGCGCCGTAGGAAGCCCTTCTCGACGACGTCGACCAGATTGCGTTCCGTCATCACGTGGCCTTCGACGTTGACGTGCACGTGCTGGTGATGGTGCACCACCACACCGCCCCGGCCACCGGCTACACCCGCTCCGGTCCACGCCGGCACACCGGTCACGGCCGCTCCCTGGGCGACGGACATGGCCATCCCGCGAGCTGCGATCTCTGCATGCTTGCTGCTGCGCGCGATGCCCGCCGCCATGCCCAGCGCGGTGTAGTCGCCGAGCCTCGCCATGACCGTGGAAGGCGACTTGATGCCGAGAGCCTTCTTGATCGCCTTCTCCATACTCTTGGCGATCTTCAACATCTGGTCTTCGATGGCCTTCTGCTTCTTCTCCAGCCCCTTGACCAACCCCTCGGCGGCCCGGATGCCCGCCCCGTACATGGAGTCCGCGACCGCCGACCCCGCCTTGTCGGCGGACGTCTTCAGTTGGGACTGCATGCTGTTCAGCTGTTTGATCTGGGCGTCGCTCGCCCCGGCGAGCGCAGCCACGGTCGCGCCGCCCTGGTCCACCCCGGCGGAGGCCAGTTGCTCGAGCAGGTCCGCGCTCAGGCCGCGCTTCTTCAACTGCTGCAACTGGCTGGAGAAGGCGAGGGTCTTCGACAACTGAGCCGACATGCTGTTCAGCACGTCCTGGCTGGAGAGCGCGAACCCCTCCTGTGGAGCCTGCGTGACGACGCTGACGCTCTGCTTGATGCTCGAGGCGACCGAGTCCTTCAGCTGCGCCGCCGAGTTCTTCAGGTCGTCCAGCTTGGACTTGGCTTTCTCCAGCGACGAGGTGACCTTGGACAGCTGCTTGTCGTAGTTGATGAGGCTCTTGCCGGCCTTGTTCAGCTGGTTCAGCAGGGACGACTCGGTGTGCCCCTTGAACGCGGCTTTGATCTCCGCGCGGAACCCGTTCAGGGCCTGCACCAGAGAGTTGATGTCCGACGGCACGGCCAGCGAGTGCTCGAAGGGGGTGCGCTTGTAGCCGGCCATCTGCCCGAAGCTGCTGATGCCGAACCCGCCGGCCAGCTGAGAGCGGGCGTCCTTCTGAGCCTGTGACAGACCGCCCTTCGCGAAGTGCGGCAACCGATCCGAGTTGATCAGCTCCAGCAGGCGGCGGTGCTTCGCGGTCTGTGCAGCGTTCACGATGAACTCGGTATTGCTGCTGCGTACGACGTTCCCGGACCGCAGGAGGGTGACGATGCTGTCGCTGGTGCTGCTCCCCGGCCCCTCCACGTACCCGCCGTCGGGGTAGGCCTGGACGTCGCCGCCGCCGGCGTACCCGCGGACCCGGCCGCCGCGGGCATACGGGGTGACACCCGGAACGGACGGCCCCTTGTGCACGGTGTTCAGGTACGTCGTCTTGTAGATCCCGATACCGATGGTCTTGGAGTGCAGGCTGTTGACGGCGGCCTGCACGTTCCCAATTGCGGACAGTGCGGCACCGGTCTTCGCAGAGACGGTGACGGACCCGTTCTTGAGGTGGGTCACCTTGAAGCCGAAGGCCGTGAGGATCTGCTCCGCGGCCGACGACAGGGTCTTCAGCGTCACGGACTTCGTGCCCGGGCTGTTGCGGACCTTCGCGTTGAAGGCGTTGAGGTCCCGGGTGGCGTCCTCCGCGTTCATCTTGACCTTGGCGGTCTTGTCCGGGATCTTCAGGATCTGGTCGGCGAGGGTCTTGGCCTGGCTGGCGCTCAGGCCCATGGCCTCCGCGTTTTTGATCAGGGCGGCGCGGCCGCGCGAGTAGATCCCGTTGACCTTCTCCCACGGCTCGTTCGCCTGCCGCGCGGACGCCGCGGCCTCGTCCGTCTTCGACGCCAGGTCCTGCAACGCCGACGCTGCGTCCCGGGCCTTCTGCGAGTTCAGGTTGAGCTGCCCGTGCGTCATCGACAGGGCGCCGGCGTTCGTCACCGCGGCCTTCGCGGTGTCGGCGAGGGACTGGTTGAACGCGATCATCCCGCCGAGGCCGGCCCGGTTGACGTCGTTGAGTGCCTGGATCGCACCCCGCAACCCGTCCGCGCTGGCTTTCTGCTTGTCGAGCTGCGCCGCCGTCTTCTGCGCCTGCTCCCCGAACAGGCCCTGCGACTGCGCCGCGAGCTTCTGCTCCAGCGCCTGGTCCGCCAGCGCCGACTTGTAGTCGTCGAGGTTCTTCTTGAGTTCCTGGAACTTCTTCGGCTTGAGGTTCTTTCCCATGTCCTGCAACGACTTGGCGGCGATGTCGGCCTTGCCGCCCTGGACGAGTTGCGCCAAGGACTTGTCGAGGGAGTCGATGTCATCCTTTGACGTCTTGACCATGGTCGAGTCTGTGCCCAGGAACTTCGCCCAGCCCTGGAGGAATCCGTCGAAGCCCGTGGGCTTGAGGCGTGAGAGGCTCTTGCTGAGCCCGTCGAAGTTCGCACCCCAAGCCCGCGCGGCCTCACCGGTGTTCTTCCCGGTCTCGGCCAGCCCCTTGAGGGACGTCGTCACCTTGTCGACATCGGGCGGCGTCTTGTCGCCCATGGACGACAGCATCCCAAGCGCGACGACGATGGCACCCACACCTGTGGTGATGAGGGCGGCCCGCGCGCCGATGCTCAGCGACATGAACGCGGCCCGCAGTCCGGCAACGCCTCCGCCCGCGGCCGCTGATGCCGCTTGCAACGCGACCAGCCGGGCCGCGAAGGCCTGGACGCCGCCCGAGAGCGCGGTGAATCCAGCCCCGGCGAGCTTGAGCAGCTTGAACGCGGCCGCCATCTGCATGAGGGTGGCGATCACGGACGGGGGCAGCGCGGCCACCAGCTTCGCGAAGGTGTTGACGAGACTGAGCATCCCCGGCCCGGCCTGCGAGGCCGCCCGGAGGATGTTGAGGATGGCCTCGGACACGTTCTTGAGGGTGTCCTTCACCAGGGGCGCGGTGGCCTTGGCGTAGTCCATGAACTGGGAGAAGGTGCTGCTGCCGCCGCCCTGCGACAGGACGCGCACGAAGTGCACGACACCGTCAACGGCGGACTTGAGGGCGCCGTTGGCGAACGTCGTGAACTTCGACATCAGCCCGTCGAACGCGCCGGAGTTGATCCCGCCGGCCAGCATGGTGGTCAGCCGGGTGAACTGGGCTGCCGTGTCCTTCACCAGGGGCGACAGCTTCGGCAGCAGCGCGTCCAGGACGCTGAGCCCCTGGGTGACCGGCTTCATGGTGAACTTCGCCAGGCCGTCGGACCAGGACTTGAAGTCGGCCTTCAGGTTGAGGAACGCGCCGGCGGCCTGCCTTGTCGCGGCGGGCATCGTGGCCAGGGTCCGTGACAGTGCCTGCTGGGCCTGCGCCGCCTGCGTCGAGGTGGGCCCGTACTTGGCCACGGCGTCGTTGTACTTCGACTGCTCGCTGGCAGCATCGCCCAGGGACGACAGTTGGGCCTTGACGGCCACGCCGAACGCGCCCACGGCGACGGTGGCCGCCCCTGCGGCAGCAGCAACCGTTGCCGCCTGCGCCGCGATCGGGGCCAACGCCGGCGCCAGCGTCATCAGCGCGCCCAGCGCGCCGCCTCCGCCGCCGCCATCACCATCGCCGCCGCCACGGGGCACGCGGTTGGTGTCGCCGATGACCCGGGTCCGGATCACGACCGTCCGGTCCTGGGACATGCGGTCCAGGCGCCTTTGCGCGCGCAGCTGGGCGGCCGTGTCGAGGTCGGGGCGGATCTGGACGTCGATGCGGCGGCCGAGCTCGCGCAGCACCGTCTGGACGCGGCGTAGCGCCGTCTGGTCCATGACCGGGCGTACGTTCGCGGTGATGGGGCGGCCTTCCAGCTGCGCGCGCAGCTGGTCGCGCTGGCCGGCGCCGAGCTGGAGGTCGACCTTCAGTTTCGCCGCGGGGCTTTCCGCTACACGGCGGCGCACCTCCGCGAGCGCGCCGTCCTTGAGCTTGACGTCGACCTTGATGGTGGCGTCCATCCGGCCGACGTCGGCGGTGAACCGGTCGATTTCTCTCTTGGCCCGGGTGAGGGTCTCCAACAGCTTCCGGTCGCGGCCCTCGAGCTCGACGACGATCGGGTCCAGGTAATCGGACATCAGTCACCGTCCTGGGCCCAGGCGACACCCAGACTGGCAATCCACTCCGACACGTCCCGGCCGGGCACCTTCGCGGCCAGGTCCACGACGAGCCCCGCGAGCAACTGCGCAGTCGTCACCGGGTCGGCATCCGCGACGAGATCCGCCGGAGCGATGTCCTCGACGTTGTGGTGCGTCCACGTCAGCAGCGCCGTCGCCGCCCGGGCCGCGTCTCCCATCGTGTCGTCGTACGGCGTGGCTGCGCCCGGTAGTCCGGCAGCCCCTCGGGCGGCCTTCCCCAGGCCCACGGCCAGCTCTCCGGCTCCCAGACGGGCCGCAGCAACCAGGCGGGCTTTCACCGCGTCGTCGGCCGCCACGCAGCCCGCCACGACGTCGGGAACCGGCGACTCCCCCAGATTCTGAGCCTGCCGGTTCAGGTCGCCACGGCGCGCATCCAGGTTCTGGACGAGCTCGGCCACGGCCGCCGCATACACAGAGACCCCCTGTACGGCGTCATTCAGCAACTCCGGTAGCCGTGCCGCGGTCGCGTGCAGATGCTCCACGCGCTCGGCGAACAGGTCACTCATCGGGACTTCCTCACGTGCTCAGGGAGGGACGGTGCGGCCAGTCGCACGACTGGCCAGGAAGCAGGGGGAGAGGGTTGGCGGAGCCGGCGGTGGAGCAGTACCGCCAGCCCCGCGACCGCCCGACATACGCCGCCCGCTCGGACTGGGAGCACGGACGGGGCATTGGTCGGGCCCGGCCGGGTCATCACGCCGGCCGGAGTCTTCAGCGCCTCGAGGCCTCGATACCGCGCACCCGCAGCACATCGGCGAGCGCCAGGGCCACTTCGGCGGAGCTGCGGTGTCCTGCCAGATAGAGCCGGGCCCACAGTCGGCCATCGTCCGAGCCCCTGCGCAGGGCGTGAACCGTCTCATCGATCATCCGCGGCGTCTCGGCCTCCGCGGCGAGGGCCACCACCTCGTCGGCGAGGGCCACCACCTGCTCCACGATCCCGGCGAGCCGGTCGCGTACCTGCGTAGCCGGGTCAACGGCCTGCGTGCTGGAGGGGGTCATCGGCCCTGTTCCTTCCGGTAGCGGAGTTCCGCGCCGACCGTCCACGGCCGGCGTCCCGCCAGCTGCTCCGCATACTCGGCGTCCTCTTGGCGCTTCTTTTCCCGTGCGGCCGCCTCCGCCTTCACGAGATCCGCCTTCACGGCCTTGAGGGCCATCTCATGGCGCAACTGCTCCGGGGTCTTCGGTTTCGGCCGCACCCGGCGCGGCGCAACCGCGTTCTGCGTACGGACCTCAATCGCCTTCGAGATACACGCTGACGCATGCTGCGGCGTGAACGCCTTCTCCGCCTTCTCCGTCCAGCGCTGCGCCTCCGTCTCAACCTCGGCGCGCGGCCGCGCTTTCAGGAACTCCTGCGCCCGGGCGATGTAGCCGCGGAACAGATCCGCCGGCATGCCCGGCTTGGCGGCCTTCGTCATCCACTCCTGGGCAGCGTCCAGACGGTCGAGGACCTCGTCCTGGTCGATGCGGCTCAGCACGTCCTGCGGCAGCCAGTCGACGATGTAGCCGTACCTCTCCCGCATCTCGGGTGTGATCGCACCCATGGCCCGTCACGCTGCCTTCCTGTCGTCTCGTGTGGCCAGCCATGCCGCCAGCGATCCGCCGTCCAGCGTCCACCCGCCTGTGCCAAGTCCCGACCGCGTCGCCATGACGACGCCTTCGCGGGCCAGCCTTCGCAGGTACGTCTCGCTGTATCCGGTGAGTCGCGCAGCCTCTTGCACGCTGAGCCGTTCCGTCGACGACAGTGCGCTTTCCGTGTCGATCTCCGCCAACATGGTGCCGGGAACGCCTTTGACCAGCATGGATGCCCGGTACTCCTCGGCACTGCTGCGGACGTCCGCAGCCAGGTGCATCAACTCCTCGGGCACCCCGCCGTCGCGGACACGCATGTCGTGCAGCGCGCGCAGCAACGGCCCGTACAAGCGCGCACAGTCCCGCCCCGTCAGGAAGAGGCCAGGCCCCAGCACATGGGCCATTCACGCCCCCGTTCCACCGCGGCGCCACCGTGCCGCCCCAGCAGCGACGGCGTGCAGCTGCGCCCTGGCCGTCGCCGGCGCCGACCGCGCTTTCCCGGCGAGACGCACGACGGTGAGGGCCTGCTCCGCCAGCCGTTCCGCCTCCGCCCTGCGCCTGACCGTGCTGCCACCGTGCAACCGGCACGGCCCCACCCCCGGCGTATCGGCCCCCCACCCCGCCCGCTGTCGGCACGGGTGTCCGTCCGCCCGCGGCCGCCCGCACCGAGGCCGCTCCCCCTTCGGCACAGGCTGCGCCCTCGAGGCCTCCCGTGCGGCACGCGTCGCCGCATTCCACGCCTCCCGCAACGCCTGTTTGAACGGGCGGGCCGCCTCCCACATGTCCCCCACCACGTCGACACGGCGGCCCTGCCGCAACTGCGGAGCCAGCGCCACGACGTCGACCAGCCCCGGGGCGTCGCCGACGAACACCACCGCCTGTCTGCCGTCCAGCCAGACGACCGTGCCCGGATCCGGCACCACCTGGCCGGCCTCGGGACGCCGGCATCGGACGGTCGGACGGGGTCCCACATGCCACGTATAAGACCGGCCACGCACCGCCCTGGTCACCGGTCTTCTGTGTTCACAGGTTCGCCGTCGACCGGGGGGTGGTCGATGTCGGCGAGGACGGCGCGCAGGCGGTTGCGTTCCTGCGGGGTGAGTCGTGCGATGCGCATGCGGGCCGCTCGGTCGGCGTAGTCGTTTCGGGCCTCGAGGAGTTGGGGGTCGTCGGCGTCCCGGTGTCGGGAGAGGGCTGCCATTCGGGCCCGTGCTGTGCGTGCGGTGGAGTCCATGGGCCTTCCCCCAAGTCGGGTGGGTACAGGGGGGCGGATGCTCGCCCTGTCAGCACCGTCGCACGCATTCCGGCAGACGTTCCCCTTGCTCGTTCCCGAGCAACTCCAGCCACAACGCCCCCGGGTCCTCAGACGGGCCGTGCCGGGGCGTTCCCGCGTCTCCGGACCCGCTGACACCCCGGAACCCCTCTCAGGCCGTCCAGCGGGCG